GAGATTTGCGGGTTAAATCAATTCAAAAAAAAGCCGAGAAGGTAAAGAAAAAGGTCTTTCCCGGCAAGAGTGAGTCATTGGAATGGAAACCTCCCAAAACCATTGAAGAAGAGACAGAAGAAAAAGCTAAAGAGAATATGAAATTATGAGGCGAGTTTTAACCAAAGAAGAAAGAGAGGCTATCCAACAGCCATTGGATAAGGATGGCTACTCTAATGAGTATTTTTCCGAATTATACGGCAAAGACAAAAATCCTTATGTCGGGACCGAGCGGGATAGAAAGAACAAGAAAGCCCGAAAGATTACTATAACTGGGATGGATAAATATAAAAAAGGTTGGGAAGTTGCTTTCGGCAAAAAGAAAACAAAAGGTCAGAAGATATGGAAAGGTAAGAAAGATAACTTTTATAAACCCCAATTATATAAATGATAAATAAAGAAAAGTTTAAAGCTTTCTCTTTTGGCTGAAAGATAATGAGATTAAAACAGAGAAAGGAGATCCTATAGAGTTTGTGAATCGTAGGTTCTTACAGGATATTTATAATGACTGGACTCCAATTCAAGTGAGCCGAAAAGCATCTCAAGTCGGGTGGTCAACTATGGCTATTCTCAAGAGTGCTTATGCGGCTAAATACAAGAACTGGAATATAATCTACACGCTCCCGAGTTTTGGGGATGTAGGACAATTTGTGGACAAAGATACAATTTTACAGAAGCAATTCGGCAAAAGTTTCATTTATTACCGGGGAACTTTAAGCAAGAAGTCCGAAAAAGAGAAGGTGGAAGCGGGGGTAGGAATTATGTTTAGCAGTGATCTGAATATCCATGATGAATCAGATCGTAGTGACCAAGTAATTATGGAGCAATATGAATCCAGATTAGATGCTTCCAATTATAAAGGTCGGTGGTATTTCTCAAATCCTACTGTTCCTGGGACCCTAACTCAGAAACTATGGGAGAAATCAGACCAGAAACACTGGTTTATTAAGTGTCCTCATTGTGGTGAATTTCAATATTTAGATTATTACAAGAATGTAGATAAAGAACGAGAGATATTTGTTTGTCAGAAATGCGGAAAAGAAATTGATGATGAAACCAGACGACAGGGATTTTGGGTAAAGAAATACCGAGACAAGGACATATAGAAAAAGAAAATACTACCAGTAAGCAATACTTCCTTAACTTTGTCCTGGGACTTCCTTATAGAGGTTCAGATATAGTGGTGGATAAGCAATTAATCTTAAAAAATATAGTCTATGATGAGCCGAATCTCAAAGTTAAGAATGTTATTGGCGTGGATACCGGATTGACTATGCACTATGTCTTGGGCAATGAGCAGGGGGTATTCAAGACTGGAAGCACAAAAGACTGGGATGAGATAGAACTTTTAATGAAGAAGTATGATACATTGGCTGTATTTGATGCCTTGGGGGATTTAACCAAACCCCGCAAGTTAAGGGACAAATATCGGGGTAAAGTATGGCTTTGTTATTTTAAGAAAGACAAAGATACTCCTAAAGCAATTAAATGGGATGGAAAGGAAATGGCAGTCTATGTGGATAGAAGCAAAATTATTCAAAGAGTAATAGATGATTTTGTAGATGACAAATTAAAGTTCTATGAAATGACTCCCGAAGATTTAACAGATTATATCAAGCACTGGGAAACACTTTATCAGGTTATAGAGAAAGACACTCTGGGAATTGAGAGAAAGGTTTGGCAGACTGAGGGGGAAAATCATCTGTTATTTGCTACTGTTTATTTCTATCTTGCTTTGTTAAGGCGAGGACAAGGTGAATTAATAAGTTGGCAGAGGGAAGAAAAGTCTAAAGTCCATAATCCCCAGGCCCCAAGTCCAAAAGAGGAGGCAAAAAAACAAGGAGTTAAAATAGATTGGCGAATATGATGAAAATATGTAAAATCTGCGGTAAAAAGTTTGATGGTAGTAAAGCCCGGTACAATCAATTATGTTGTTCTCCTAAATGTAGCAAAGAGAATAACAGGCGAAAAGCCTGGGAAAGAAGTAGAAGAAAATTAAGAGAGAAATATCCTCGGAAGATATGCCCACATTGCGGTAATCTCGTTCAGTTACATTTTGATTTAATCAAACAATGGCATAAAACAGTTGCGGCCAGATGTCCTAAATGCCATCAACCTTTATTTAAGATTGACAATGGATAAAAAATATGATACAAATAAAGAATGCAGATATGTGGTATATTGCCCATTTTGTAAACAAATCATTCTGAAACAAAGAACTGTAAATCAGGAGATTAGTTTGTTTTGTCCGAAATGCGGCAAATGGATAGAAAGAATACCCTTGAGTAGTTTTCGGGAAGTAAAAACTAAATAATCTTTAGGTGGAGTTCACGAACGAGAGCCTACACTTACGAGTGAAAATCTTTTCAAACTTCTTATTGGAGTTGAAAGATTTTTATTAAGCGTGGGTTTTTTAAATAAAAATATATGGAAGATACAAAAACTAATGAACTTGAAGAAACCGTTCTAACTGAAAGGCGGTTCTTGGAGTATAAAGCCAAGGATGATGACTTGATAAATGCTATCAATACTGCTGTAAAAGAGTCTATATCCTTAAAACAATTAGCCGATAAAGCCGGGAAAAGGAATGAAATCTATTGGGAAAAAGGAACAGATATTAATCCTGATGATATTCACCCTAAACGTTCCAAAACTGTAGACAATAGGATATTTATGTCAGTGGAGACTATTCTACCGATGATCACTTCCCGAACCCCCGAACCGACTATTATTAATGCAGGAAATAATGACATCAGGGAGAAACTCATCAAGGTTTTAACCTGTGCTTATGAAGTTAAACAGAAATTCAAACTCAAACTTCAAGCAGTGATTCGTCATTGGTTTATCTATAAAATCGGGGTAATCAAATATCGCTGGGATAAAGAAGAAGGATTTGTCACGGAAATAGTCAGACCAGATAAAATGGGATTTGACCCTACATCGCCAGATAGAAACAGTTGTGAGTTTATGTGGGAAAAGATGGAGGACAAAATGGAAGATTTGATTAAGAAGTTCCCTAAGAAAAAGAAAGACCTGATAGCCAAATACACCAAAGATAGAATGAAGTCCAAATTCAGTTATTTGGAGTTCTGGGGAGGTGGCGGAAAATGGGTGGCTTGGAAAATAGGATCAATACTTTTGGGTAAAATGAAGAATCCTAACTTTGATTATGGCTCAGAAGCTGAGGATAAAGAAGGAGAAGAAGGATATACACCAGCCATAGAAGGAATTAATAACCTTTTTAAAAAACCAGAGTTTCCTTATCTGCTCTTAAATGTCTTTAATTTGGGTAAAAATGTCTATGATGATACCAGTTTAATAGAACAAGCCATTCCCTTACAGGATGCTGTTAACAAGAGGAAGAATCAAATTTCAGACCTGACCGATGAGCAGAAGAAACTAATTATCGCTTCTTCCAAGTCAATGTCCAAAGAAGAACTGCAGAGTTTTATTAATAAATATGGACATATGGGACTTTGGCTGGATAAAGGAGAGATGAATGATATTAAGATTGAAGGTGGTAAGGCTGGAGCTGATGTATTTAATGACTTAGCCCAGAGTATCGGGGAGATAGACAATATAATGGGCGCTCAACCAACTGTCAGGGGAGAAAGCAAGGAACAGGAAACATTGGGAGGCAGAAAACTGTTGGCATCTGCGGCTTATGGGAGAGTAGAAACAATTATAATGAATGTTGAGAATCTGTTGGAAGATTGGTTTAATGCTTATCTCCACATGATTAAAGTTTATTCTATGGAAGAACTCGAATATGACAGTGGAGAAGCAGAGCCAGTTACTCTGACCAGAGATGAAATTCCTTCCAATGTAGTGGTAATGGTCAAAAAAGGTTCTACCTTACCAGTAGATAAAGTCGCCCGAGCGGAAATGGCAGTTAAATTAGCTCAATTCAACTTTATTGATCCTCTGACATTATTTGAAGAATTAGGTTATGGCAAAGCCGAGGAAAGAACCGAGGATTTATATGAATGGCTTATGAAAACAGG